CAATATCAGAAAATGTGATAAAAGAAGAAACGACAATAGATCAAATCATAAACCAATAGAAAGGACAATTATGGAAAAGATCAGACTAAACGCAAACAAAAGACAGTTGTTGAAAAAAGAATGGCAACATACTGTCTATAACAACATGCCCATGCAAGTTGAGGAAGATTTAAAATTGGCTCAACAAGAATACCGAGAGGTACGAGACATGGCATGGGACGGAGTAATCACTCCACAAGTAGAAAAGAACTTTCCAATGGTAGATATGAGAGTGCTACAAAAATACAGTAGCAACAATCATTACAGTCGCTTTACTGATACGGATAGTTGTTTTTACTTTAAGCCACAATTCGCAGACCTGAGTGAAAGCCAATTTAGTTTTACTATGGACATTGACGAATACTTGGCATTGTATCATCAGGACTTACAATCGAGGGGACATCAAGCCACGATTAAAGTTGAGTATGACCAAACACAAAGACAAGAGAACCCACACTATCACAAATTAAAATCTGACATGTCTCACGATTTAAAATCGGTTGCTACGAGCAAAGGACATGGCGAGGACTTTGCTTTGTTTATGGACGGACGAAACTATGGGTGGACTGAACACGCACCGAGTGTAAGCGATAGTGATTATGGCAAGTATCGTAAAGTCGTGGTGCATGGCTCATGTCATTCTAGGTGTATGATGTTGGAAAGCGAGACTGATTGGCTAATGCTAAAACAATTTGAGAAAGCTAGATCAGGACTGCTTAACG